AACAAGGCGTTCAGACCGGGCAGGAGTTCCTTAAGTAGCTGTGCGCGTGAAATAGCCATTTGTCATGTTCTCCTTAAATACCAGTAGCCTGACGGTACTGATGACCGCCAGTAGCACCGGTTGTGGGCTCATTCCACTTAACAATCACTTCGGTGTAAGAACCGGGGTTACCCGCAATGGCGGTGTCCGGGATTACGTCGATGATACGCACCGGGTAGGTGTTGGTAGTAGCCGTAGTAGCCAGAAGAGCTACCGCAGAGTTACCAGTGATTGTGGAACCAACGTTCTGAACCAGAATGGCGTTGTTGCCAACGCTAGTACGGTTAACGTAGGTAACAACAGTGGTGCCAGACACCACAGCGGCCTTAAACAGCTGGTCCGGGTCATCCGCCACGAAGGCAACGATGTCCGAAGCATTGACAGCGCCGGGGTAGTACTGACGGAACGTCTTTCCATAGGTCGCGTCCGTATAGGACACGCCGAGGAGAACGCCAACAGGGGTAGCAGCGTCCGTGCCGGTGTCCTGAACCAGAAGTCCGGTATTCGCCAGCTTCACGATGTCACCATAAAAGATGGCCGTCGCGGAGTTGGAAGCAATCGGAATCTGGCGGGTAGCACCAGCAAAGACCTGCCCGCCGATCAAGTTGATCGGAAGAAGCCCATACGGGGCCGTGACGGAAGGGTATGCCATTATTTTCTCCTAGTTATTTGCCTTTGCCAAACGAGGACGAAGACTTCCTTTCGCTAAAAAGGGGCATCTTCGGGTTGTTCTCGCGCATAAAGTTATTGTCTACCGACTCGATTTGATCTCGGTTCATCTTGGCGAAATGCTCGCTGCGCTGAACCATGAACTCCTCGGGAATCTTGCAGAGCAACAACCCACCAACCTCAATGTTGTTCTTAAAACGACTATTGGGGTCTACCATCATATGGAACTTGGGCTGTTCTTCGACCTTTACTGGTTCCCAACCTTCGCGCATCTTCGCAGACACATTGCTAGGGTCGGCTACATTCAGGTTCGAAACACGAATCCACCGGTACGCATATCCGGGCTGTTTGTCCGGTTCAGGCAGAGCCGAAGCTGGCTGCCATGATTTGGGACGCTCGGTCAGGGTACGGCTTTCAAGTTCGCGTGCAAGTCTGGTCTCGGCCATTTTAGTTCTCCAACTTCTGCATTTCCCGGGCGTACTGCTCAGGGGTTAAACCAAGTTTTTTCGCAATGTTTACTTGCGATTGTTTCAGCACGATCTTTTTGGAGGAAGTGCTGCGAGATGCTGGAGCAACTACAGTGGCAGCCCGTGATTCATTGCGCGAAACGGGCTTGCCGCCCCCGTTCGTCGGTTTTTCTTCCCCGAAATACTCCGGGAAACGGCGGCGCATTGTTTCGTCAACACGCTGCCAATAATCATCAGAGCCGACAAACTGTTTGCCGTTGGCTCTTTCTAGCTTCTGATGCAGCCCCAGAGCAGAGGCCGTCATCTCCTCGTCCGTACCCCACCACGGATTGCGCTCTTGCCACGCCATCGTTTTGGAGTCTGGACGGGGGGTTTGAGCCACGTCCTGAGTATTTTGTATCTCATATTCAGGTTCTTGTAAAGTAGGTCTATAACCCTTGATCTGCTCCAGTTTATAACCAGCATTGGTCATCTTCTCCTGAGCCTCGACCACCCGGTCAGAGTCCCCGGATTCATAGGCTTCCTTATAAGACTTCTTGGCTGCGGCCATCTCCAGCTCGGCGGCGTTCTTATAGGTGCTAACAAGCGTCTGTTCCCCCTGAGACAGGGTACTCTTCAGCCGTTTATTCTCGTCCATAACCCTAGTAGCGAGGTTAATAGCCTCCTGATGTTCCCGTAGGGCGATCTCCTTCTCGCGGCGCTCGTCGTGCCAGACCTTCTTCATCTGCTTCAGACGGGTTTTGACCTTGTCGGAGTATTCCTCCAACTCGTCGGCCTCTAGCTCATCAACTAGAGCCTTAGGCATCGGGGTCTTACCCCGGTCTTCCTGCGGAGTATCGTCCTCAATCTCGATTTCGGGCTTCTCTACCTCGAACTCAAAGTCGTCTTTTGGGTCTTTTTCCTTAGTGTTATCAACCATTTGTGCCTCCTAGGCTCTGGAAATACCGCGAGGGTCTTCGACGATACCCTCCACGGAATCATCGTTGATGATCCTGAACTCACGTCCGTGGATTTTCACCCGGGTACCGGAATGGGGGCGCACAAGTACGAAGTCGCCCTCCTTGCACCAAGGGCCACTGGGGAAACGTGTTGCATCTTTGTAACAGTCAGGACCCATCTTTAGCACGAAGAGAACAGTGGTAAGGAGTTCTTCGTGGTGGACGGTGATATCGGCCTTGATAATGCCGCTCTCAAACTTCTTATCCACTTCCGGGATAGCGCACAGAATACGGTACCCGGACGGGTCCGGTAGCTGCTTAGCCTTAAGTTCGGGGGTATCGGGTAGTACGGTAGTGTCTTCCAAATTATCGGGGTTTGAGCCGACGAGAAGTTCAGTCATCTGCGTTATTCAACCTTTCTGCGGTTTCAATTATCATGTTGTTTGCAAGGAGAAGCCCACGGATGATCCCGCAGGCGTACTTGTAGTCTCCGAAGTCCTTGGCTTTACCCATGGACATATCTTCGGACAGGCGTAGGCGCTCTTCCTGTATTTTGTCTGAAAGATGCTTCAGTACGTCATTACTCATTTAGGCTCCTTTGTACCTTTCGGTTGTACGGCTTGCTTTAGTGTGTTTGCGGCACGATCCTTGGCAATAGCAACGCCAAGACGCGCACCTTCTAAGTGATGCTGGGAGTCTATATTGGCCTTATCAGCAGCGGCCTTTGCCCCCATTTGCATACCCGCAATACGCTCCTGAGCAGCAATACGCTGGCGGTCAATATCAAGCTGGCCCGCCTTAGTAGTGGCGTCGTCCGTAGCCTTCTGATGTTTGAGCTGGCTATCCTGTTGAGCAAGATTATGTCGATCCTGCGCTTCTTGCTGTTTAATCTGCATTTCCTGCTGAGCAAGTTCATGTCTAGCTTGGGCTTCCTGCTGCCTAGCCTGAGCCTCCTGCTGCTTGATCTGGACCTCCTGCTGCTTGATCTCAATTTCCTTCTGCTGCATCTGGACGATGGGGTCCTGCTGCGTCTGCTGGGCCTGCTGTTGTGCAGCTTCGGCTTGGTTCTTCTGGAGCAGCTGCTGGGCTGCGGCAGCGGCAAGGCGAGAGACCTGAGTTTCTGTCTCTTCGCTCATCTCAGCGTCAGGTGCCGGATATGGAACGCCAGCCTGTTCTTCGATCTGCTTACGATACTCGAACGCCAGATGCTCCTGAATGTGAGCCATGGCAGCGGCCATAATAGCCTGAGCCTGCGGGTTCTGGCCCATAAGCTTGGCAATCTTGGGGTCCTGCATAGCGGCCTGATGGACCGTGATATGCGCTTCGTGGTCTTGGAAGATGAACGCCTTGACCGGCTTGCCGTTGAGGATCGACATGTTCTCGCTAACGGGGTCACGGGGCTTCTCGTCGTCGTCCAGTTTGACGAGCTTCTCAGCGTTCGGAATACCCAACACTTCGAGCATCTGACGGTGCAGGTATGGCATGTCGTACAACTGAGGCGCACCCTGCGCCAACTGCATCACCGCCTGATACTGAACAACCTTCTGCGCCATAGTAGACGCATTGGGGTCCGACACCGGGATCACCGTAACAAGATCGTAGTCGCCCTTCTTAGCACGGGGCGTACCGTCTTCAGGTTCGTAGTCGTAGGACTCGGGGGTGTAATCACGGATGATATCACGCAGCAGGATGAACTCCTGCTTCATGGCGTAGTGGATGCGCGCTTGGACGGCGCTCATTACTTTTAAGGTCCGTTCAAGGATAGCTAGGGTCGTACCCACCGGGCTGTTGGCGGACATGTCGCTAACTTGCAAATCAGCAGCGCCAGCAAATCTACGGCCTTCATCAACGATGGTACCCAGCAGGGTATAGAGTACCTGCGACGGCTCCTTATAAGGAAGCGTCATAATGTTATCTTTAATAGTACCTGAGGCTACGTCTACGTCCCGGAACTCCGCAGGCGCGATAGGAGTGTCGTCACCTTTAACGCGCAGACCTTTAGTCTTGAAACCACCGGGGAGGTTAGAAAGAGTACCAGCATCAACAAGCTGGCGGATAATGCTAGTACCAGACTTAGCAAAGGCACCAATAAGGTGAATAAGACCGAAAGCGTAGAAACCAAAACCCGGAATGTATGAGTAGTGAACGAAGTGATTACGCTTCTGCTTTGTTTCATCATCGGGGTGCCAGTTCCTTCTAATAGCTAAAATGGTCTGCGTGCCCTTCTCGATAGTAATAACGTAGGGCAGGGCAATGCCCGTCTCTTCGCCTTCGTCGTCCAAATCCGGGTAACCGGGCAGGTCGATGTCAACGTGCATCTCAAGAATCTTGAAGCGATCATCAGACGAAGCCCGGAAGCCCATCTTCTCCGCAATCTTCTTCTCGACCTCGTCAAACGTATTGGTCGGGTCACCGAGGTCCTCATCCCGGTAGAACCCAGCAGCCTGTAGCTTCTTAAGTTCGTTCGGGGTCTTGCGCATGACGTGGGTAACACGTTCAGCGGACTGGAGATTACTAGCGCCGTAGGGCACGACAACATCTTCAGCCGGGACAAAAATAGAGACCTGCCGTTCAAGGCTAGGATCGTAGTAGACCTTCTTGAAGGCGTTGCCCGAGAGGCCCAAGCCCCACAGCATCCGTTCATGTTCAGGCCGGTACTCGGCCATCACGTCGGTCAACTGGTAATTCATGTCAGCAGCGACACGAACAGCAGCGTCCTTCTTCTCTGTGGTTTCCTTGCCAATGATCTGGGTTTTAACCGGACCAGCCGCAGGGAACGTACTCATCATGGTCTCAGCTTGGAACTTGACCAGTGCTTCGGATAGCAGAGGGTGGTAGACACCACACGCTCCCGGCCACGGCTCGGTGCGGTCCTCGACCTTCAAACCGAGCAATTCAAGGCCGTCCACGTAGGTCTGAATCCAGTCCTTACGGGCGCTAATATCTTCATCAAACTCACCGAGCAGGTCACCTGCAACTTCAGTAAGTTCCTTCTCGTCCATCTCGTCGGCAAGGTTAGCGTTAAACTCGTCGTCACCCTCGTCACCGGGTTCGAGTTCAATCTCCATGTCCCCGGTCTTAATACTAACGCTTTCGGGGTCTTCGATCTCGATCTCCATGTCAGGTCCTTCCTGCTCTGGGTCGATTGCAGCTAGCCCAGCGGGGGCGGGATTTACAGCCTTATCAAATGCCATCAGTAGTACCCTTCAAACTTACGCCTGAACTGCTTTTTCTCTTCAGGCTCATCCAAGCTTGTCTGTATATACCCACCTTTGCGAAAACGCATCAGGGCCAAAGACACAGAGTCAACATAGTCATCATGCTCACCAGAGGGGAATGACGCAACCTCGTCAATAACTTCCTCGGCCCAGTGGGTACCGGGGGCCCAGACCCTGCCACTGGCAAACAGGTCGGACACGGCGTTCAGACGACTGATCTTATCGTTGCCCTTGGTCGGGGTGAACTCCTGAACCGGGATGCCCATGGCCCTCATCTCATATATAAGTGGGGCACCGCTGGCCTTCTTCTCAATAATGACCGAGTCGGGCTTCCACTCCTTATATTGCTCAATTGCAACCTGTTTTAGCCGGGGAAACTCCATTCTTTCCCGGAAGGCGTTCAGCAGGATGATGTTTGCCTGCGCTATCCCGGTTGCGTCGGGGTGGTAGAACACCCCCCACAGAGTCAAGGCCGAATAGTCGCTCCGCTGGCTCTTCTCGAACGCCGTATCCCACGCCATCAGGGTAAAGTCGCACTTAGGAGGGCGCTCCTCCTCCCAAATCTGCCACCATTCCCGTTTCACGATGGCCGAAGTCTCGGATGTGGGGTTCTGCTGGTACTGAGCCATCCATTTTGAGTTCGGAAGCTCCTCTTTTAGGGCCGTAAGCTCCTCAAGTGACCAAAATTCAGGCCAGAGGGGGTTACCGGAGGGCAAAAGTGCAGGAAACTCAATGACTTCCCACTCCTCACCACCCCGTTGGGCAGCTGCCTTGAGCACTTGGCCCGTCAAGTCCTTCTTGGACCACCTCGTCATCACGATAACGATGGCCCCACCCGGCTGGAGACGCTGCCGAGGTCCCGAAGTGTACCATTCGTAAGTCTTATCGTAGATATCTGGCTGCGTTTCCGCGATTGCCGCTTCCTGTTCACTGTGCGGGTCGTCAATTATCAGCAGGTCGGCACCCTTACCAGTCACCGCACCGCCCACACCGATAGCGAAGTAGTCACCACCCTTGGAGGTGTTCCACCGGCCCGCCGCCTTAGAGTCTGCCTGCAAGACTAGTTCCGGGAATATCTTATGGTAGCGGTCGGTATCCACCAAGTTACGGACCTTACGGCCAAAGCCCACGGCTAACTCGGCAGTGTGGCTGGTCTGGATGACCTTCTTGCCCGGGTTCTTACCGAGGAACCAAGCTGGCAGCAGGTAACTGGCAAACTCGGACTTAGTATGCCGAGGCGGCATGTTAATTATCAGGCGTTTCAGCTCCCCGTTAGCCACCCGTTCAAAGGCATCGGCCATGCGAGCGTGGTGCCTCCCGGCTATGAACGACGGCCATGCCTCGTTAACGAACTTGATGAACCGCTTCTGGGCTAGCTGCTGGGTCTTCAGGGCTTCGAGGTGGTCCAGTTCTGCTAGGAGCTTCTCCTGCTCCGCCGGGGTCAGGGCCGAGAGTATCGTCGGGATATCCTTGAGGGATATGTTCTTCAGGAGCTCAGGCTGGGACACTGGGTTCCTCCCCAGTATCCGTCTCGTCCGCACCTTCTTCGTCTGAGTTAGCAAACTCCCCGAACCCTAGTTCCTCTTCAAGACTCTGGCTCGGGGTTATATCTATAATGTCTGCGTTGAGCAGGCGCTTGACCCGCTCCTTGATGGCCTCCTCAAGGGCTTCGGGACTTTTATAGTTAATGGTGATTTCGCTGCGTTCGGTGAACAGCCCGATGTCGCTATGTTTTCCTAGTAGTTCCAAAGCCTTAAGTTCAAACTTAGGGTCACCGCAGTTGGCGATCTCCATGAGCTTGTTCGTTATGGCAGACCGGGCCGAGGCCACGTCCATAGCCAGCTGTTCCCCGTAGGTCTTAAGGAACGCCGCAGCAGCAAATGCTGTGCTAGGCAGACGTAGGTTCTTGGCGGATTTGTTCTTAATAACCGCAGCAAGCAAGGCTTTTTCGCGTTCTGCGTCTTCCTCTGTGATTTCCAGAGGGGCACCGAGTTCAACTTGAAATTCCGCAGTCGCCCCCGCTACCGCCACCTCCTCTAAGAAGGTCGGGGATACCTCGTCCGAGGTATCGTAGGGAACCGGGTGTTCCTTAGTGGGCTCAACAATAAGTGTCGGCATACGGGTTTGTCTGCACGCCTTTTGGGGCTTCAGTTAACGAAGTAGTACGTGGCTGAACCTAGGAAGTAAACCAAAAATATATACCCCCCGGGGGGTTACGAATTGAAAAAGGCATGGGGGGTATTCTGTGGTACGAAAAGATAGTGGGGGATGTGTGATATAATGAGTAAATTAGTAAGTAGGGGGGGCTATGCTCTGTCTCTCCAGTTTGGGGTCATACCGGTATAGTGGGTCCACCAAACGCCGGTTTTTTGTTTCTTCTGGTTCTCCTGCTGGTTCTTCTGGTTCTCCTGCTGGTTCTTCTGGTTCTTCTGCTGGTTCTTTTGGTTCTTTTGGTTCTACTTATTCTTTTGCTTAACCCCGTCAGGGAAATTTTATTTTCCCACGATCAAGCGTGATATTATCACGCTGCCTGTCCCTGCCATGCTAGGCTCTTGACAATGTCCACCTGATCCCCTAATATATTTTCACGGTCTGGGAATGATCCCGGGCCAAACAAGGAAACTAAAGTCATGACCAAGAAGCTCATTGTAGACGGTGCCGCTCTCCCGGTTGATGTGATTACCGCTGAACGCATTGAAGCCCGCGCCGCTTATGTCAGCGCCACCCGTCAGGATCGGGGCGCTACCCAACGCTACGCCGCCGCGCTGATGGCGTCGTTTGGTGAGGTGCCGCTGTTCTGGAAGTCCGAAACTAAACATGCCGGGTTTGCCGCTGAAATCGAAGCCTACAAGGGCGGGTGCGGTGATGCGGTGGACAAGCCCACCCTTCGCAAGCGGGTTCAATATGTGCGCGAAGAACTGGCGAAGCTGGCCGGGATCGAAAAGGGTGCGAGCATCACCAAAGATGTTTTCACCCGGATCACGGATGATGCGACGAAACTATATAAGGCGTTGATGGCTGCGGAACTTGCCACTCAGTGGGCAAACGATGATCTGGCAAACCTCGCCGCGATCCTTCGTCGCCACAAGGTGGATGTGACCGCCCTCGGCTAAACCCCCAAAGCTAGAAAGCCCCTCGGGAAACCGGGGGGCTTTTTTTTTGCCCCGCGCCCCCGGCGCGAAAATCGCGCCCCTTTTTAATTATATAAAGCTACTTGGCTATATAGTTCTACTAAGTACTACTATGATAGTAGTAGATGATAGTTACTATAATGATAGTTCTTACTGATAGTTCCCCGGTTCGAGCGATAGGACTTCGAGCGATAGGACTTGCGCTTGCCGTGATATTATCACGCTTTTGGAAAGTAACCTGCGTAGCAGGTAGCACGCTCTAGTTTCAGCGTCAAGCGATAGCGCAACAAAAAAGGCGCGGAATGAACCGCGCCTGATTACCTCGTCTGCTTAGTGCTAACGCAGCAGATAACATTTTTTTTCGGGCCTGTCAAGTGGCCCCTATTGTCGGAAAAATGGAGCTTTGTCGGAAACGTGTTTTGCTTGTAAGCCATTGATATAATTACAAAGTAGGCTTTGTAGGCAATGTCGGAGGCTTTTTCATATGAATGGGAAATCGAGAACCTCTACGCAAGCGCAGCTTCCGACATTACGCACCATCGTAGGAAAAAACAAAAACCCGCTTTTCTTCATATACTCTTTTTTAGACACTACTTAGCTACTTTGTCCATTTTCCGACTTCCAACCCGTTGGTTCTATTGGTCTTTTTTTCCGTTTAATCGTCGGAACTCCTCCAAAATCACTTCCGACATTCCCGACATTGCCTACATTGTAATGAAATCAAGCACTTAGCCGAACCACCCCGCCAAACCCATTGACTTCTTAGTCCTACTACAGTATACTTAAGACAATGAGATGAGCCACAAAGCTGCCTCAGACCACCTAACCAGCGTGATAATATCACGCTCTACCGGAGCAACTAAAATGACCAAGCATAAAACCCAAATCGTTGACACCATCATCCTCACCCTATCGGGCCTGTTCTTCTTCGGTATGGCCCTGCTTTACGCAGCCCTCGCCACCCAACCTGCGCCCTACTCGGGTGCTATCTGCCTGTTCCTGTCCGTTGCCTGTTTCGGGCTGGCTGGCTACCGCATCACTCACGAGGCGTGACACCGTGAAACCCAGAAACCGCAAAGCTGCCTATATCCGCCCCAAAAACACTTACGCCCGGTTTGCAGGCAAGTGCCCATGCGGAGCCGACATATCCAAGAACTCTTGGGTAAGGTTCCGAGGTGGCCGCGTTGCACAGTGTGTAATGTGCCGCCCCGAGGGCTCACTGGCACAGGA